TGAAATCCAAGTCCTGTGCGCCGTTATCCCATGCTGATTTGATAACAACTGCATTAAGGAAGGACTCACTGAATGTAGCGGCTGATTGCTGGTTAGTGGTGATATATCTCCAGATACCTTTCATGGTACGATACGTTGAAGCGGAAGCAAAACTGTTGCCAGCGTCAACACCCAAGATAAGGTTCTTTTCCAAATCACGCAAAATCTCACGGGTACGATTACGAAGTTGATGATCGTATTCGTTAGAGATATCACCCAACTGGCTTACAGCTTGTTCCGTGTCGGAAACTTCTACCGATTTACGATAGATTTGTACCCAGTTGTAGTTGCGTGTTCTGTTTTGGGAAATGTCACCACTGACGTCTGCACCTTCAATGGTAGCATTAGAGATAAGTTCAACCGTTCCACCCGGAGCCAAAGATGACGGGCCGACTGAGCCTACGCCCCTGAGAACGGTAATGGAGTTGGTTGCTGTAGCTGTAACTTGCATTACTTCTTCATAGGTCAACGAACTGTTACCCGTGATCCTGAGCAAGTCACCAGTTTGAATGGAATCGCCCGTGCCATTGATACGGAATGTCGTATTAGCCGTATCGGAAGTAATAGCGGTGGAGTTGATAATGGATGGAGGTGCTAGGCTTTCTTCCAGCCATTCGTGTAGAACGTTTGTAGCTGGTCGAACTGAATCACCCAAATAATCCAAAAGTGGAGTTTCAAAAGGACTAATCATAGTGATAATATCAGAAACATCTTCCGCTATTGCCGTAGGATTAGAATAAGTCGCTCTACCTGTAAATGCCATTACGATGTATCTCCTTCAATTTTGCTTAGTTCTCGCCGTAGCCGCATCATTTCATTCTGGTCTGCCCGTTGCCCAGATTTCCCCGCTTTTTCCATAGCTGTTTCGTAATCTTTGCGCAAGGAATCAGCTTGAGTCATTCTGGAATTGTGTGATCCTGAGCCGCCGTTTCTCACGTTGGCAGGGATAAAAGCGGGATGCCTGTCCAAGAACAGTTCCACAGCTTCATCCAAACTCAGATCTTCACCTTTATCGTTGAGTGCCGAATGTCCATTCGTATCGGTAAGCGAAACCCGATATCCCGAATCCTCATTCTTCACTGCGGTGGCACGATATAAATCGTCAGAATTTGGTAATAGCGGCGTTCCCACTTCCAGTTGAGTAGCGGCGATATTTATCATATTTGGCAATATCCCCCCTTTACTCCGAGCCAAAGACGACTGCAAGCTATTAGAAAGAAACATCCGTTCCGAAGATCGGCGTTCCGTGTCCAAGGCTTGGTTCAGTTCGTCAAGGGTTCTCGAGTAAGCAGTATCCTTTTCTTCAAGGATACGCTGAAACTCACCCCGTTCTTCAGCTTGTTTCTGTTTTTCGGCTTCTTCCGCTGATAACCGTTCTGCTTCGGCTTGGCGATACTTGGTTAATTCTTCCCTTTCTTCCTGATTAGCCTGAGCGTCCACAGACTTTTCCATCTGTTTACGCAATCGGGTTAACCGTTCTGGAATCAAGGTATTATCAATGTATGATTGCTGTTCTTCCGTGAAAGACATATTCCCCTTCATCGGTTCAACTAGCGGTTCAACTTGTGGTTGTTGCTCAATGGTTTCTTCAGCCATTTTTTTATCTCCGTATGCTCGTCAGCACCGTTTAGAGTCCGTCGACAGGTTGATACGTCCAATAATCTATTGATGGATCGGGATACCCCGATGTTGAATTAACAATCTTCCTCATACCTGACATGATCTCAGGTATATCCGAAAACGTTTCCACTTCTACTGGCGGCGTAACAGGCAGATACATATATTTCGCCGTTGCCGCCTGTATGTAAATTATGGGGAATCGTTGGTGGGAATCTCTGAACCCTTTCAGCCCTTCCACATACGTCATCATCTGCGGGTTCACTTCTACCGCAACGTTGGCGGTACTGGTACTTTTGCCCCCCAAGATAGCCCTGATTTTCACTGGATGCCCCTATTCTCTTTCGTGGATAATGAGTTCCACATCAAATTTCTCTGCGAATCTTTCCAAGTTTTCCTCGGTACTAACATCAACTTCCATCCCCGTAGCTTCAGCCGTATACGCTTTCGACAATTCCTCATTGCGTAGTACCCCAAGGTCATCAGCAGTAATGTGGATGGCTTTGACATCTTTCTTGTAGTCTATGCCGTCCCAAACTTGGACTTCCAAATACCCCGCAGGTTTAGTATTGTTTTCTACATTGGCTGTTTTGTCCCGCCCTCTTTTATACTGGAAAAAAGTCTCGGCATTCTTGAATGTGCTGACCCCTTTTGCCTGAGACGAATTTGCGGGAGTAAAAGTGGATTTGTGTTTAACATGGTTCTCCAGTTCCAGCCATGCGTTACCGTATGAGGATGCGCCGCCTTCAACGTCATTACCCAGATTCAACGCCCCGTAAGTAGGTTTCTGTTCGGCTGGCATCTGGGAATACAGGTTCCCCGCTTCTTTTTTCTCCCCCTTTGGCGCACCTACATTAATCAGATCCTTTTCCCATCCTGCCCGTGCTTTTTCATCGGTGCTTCCCAAGCCTGTTTTAGTTTCAAACAGGTTCTTGGATCTACCGCTCTCTATCATGTCCTCCAGAACGTGGGTGGGGAAATTAATGGAAATCGGCACTTCATCTGATCTGATTCGCTGTCCCAGTTTCATGGCTCCACCGATTTCGGCAGGTGTCATGGTTTGCTCCCACTCCCCAACATCCATCCCCAAATTTGCGCCTCTGCGATACCCTTGTTTCAACCTTTCTGAATTTTCTTCCCCGCCCGTTAACAAAATGTCATACATCTTGGCTACAGGTGAATCAGGTGGCAAGCCAGTGACATCCACTACGGCTGTCGGCACATCTGCTATGGGGATGGAAGGCTTAATAGTATTCGTTACAGAATCACGAAACAGTTGCGCTTGCTTTTGCTTAAACCTTTCACTTCCAGTAGCGGTGGGATATTGAACGTCTGACCAGAACTCAACCGAACCCAACACCTGATCCAGTTCCGCACCCGAATACTCTTTCTTTGGTTCATCCCATTCATCGACACCCCTAAGAACATCCACCTGATAGCAGAGGCAATTTGGATGAGGCTTGGGCGGCAAATATTGGGATGGATACACCCCGATACCCAGTTCAAACAAATCACTCTCAGCCAACAGGTTGCACACATCATATTCTGGATGCCTACCACTCAGTTCCCATCTGATGCCTTTTACTACAGGGCTTTCAATGCTGGCTCGTCTGGCTGATTCCCAATAGGCATTATTGATTTCTGTTCGTGCTAATCTCATCGCTTTAGCTCTGACAGACGTACCCATGCCCGTGCCACCACCCAACATGAACTGCGATAACTGGTTGCTCATATCCCTAGCTGATTGCCCTCTAGCTATGCCTGACAAAACCACGTTTTCAATTTCACCTACCTGTGATTGCGCCCAAATGCTGGATGAGATTCTCAATCCGTCTACATCATATCTCTGTGCCAAAAGGTCTGCCGTCTGGCGAGGTATTTCAGTGAAGTCAACCATCAGATTGGCATCATCATGTTCCAACAACAAACCGTTTGTGGCATCCTGTTCGGTAAAGGCAACGTCATTGGCAACCTCACTTATTGCCGAAGTGATATCCCGTTTAAGGCTGATGCCTAATTCGTTCATCATCTGCACCACCTTCATGCGTTTGCCCTGATACACCTTAATGGATAACGGGTTGTCCGTCCTGCCAATGATTGACCCCAGTTGTGCAGTAGCCATTTCTAGTGCCGTTATCAGCCGTTCCTCAACTTCTTTGGTGCGTTTGAGGGGAACGCTCCGCATATTGTATATAGTACGCTCATAATCGCTTATTGCCATCAGGTTGCCATAAAGTTGCCATTGCCGTTGACAGCCTCATCGATGTTGGTCATTATCAATTCAGTCTGCGTGGACTCATCCATCTCAGCATCAATGATACGTTGTATTTCTGATGACAGTTTGGGTTCCAATTGCTCCATAAGTTTCCTTAAATGGGCATTGACGAACGTTGGGGACTTGTCTCCCATCAGTTTGCGAATTTCCAATCCGTTTTCAAGTGCCATCTGCACGGGGTTGGTCTGGAAGTCATCAGGATAATCCACCTCGTAATCCGTTTCAGTATTCATCCATCTGTCAAACAATCGTGCCATCTTGGTTTCTGTGGCTTCCAATGTTCGGCTGAACCGTACAAGCACCTGATTAAGCTGATGGAAATCGTATTGTTTGGCTACCCCGCTTTGCTCTGCCAGTTCACGAAACTCCAAATGTGCCAACCTCAACATCTCCTTCACCAGATATTGGGATGCGAACTCCCGCATGAAAGTGGCGGGGTCAGTCGGAGGCGATACATAGGCTGGTGGTTGCGACCCTGCTGGATACTGGTATACATTGGAAGAGGAAATCACCTGTTCTTCCTCTTGCTGTATCCCTGCGCCGATTGGGTCGTCAGGCGTAGCTAAAAATGGGAATGCTTGTTTGGAAACGAATTCTTCTATATAGGAAATAACATTGGTCAACAGCCTGTTGATGGGAGCAATATCAGTCAACCTCGACATCCCTACAAACTCGTCAACGGGATTCTCTTTGAATTGTATACTGATAAAAGGCACAACACCTAGCCCATGCTCCCCCGATTCCTTAAGGTTGCCGTCTTCATCATGCAAATACCATTCTGTGCGTGTCCAAGTACGATACTGGTAATTGTATGCCGAAGATTCCTCAACAAAAGGGTCAACCTCAGCATAATCTATTTCCCTTAACCTCACCCATAGAAGTTGATTGAACTTATCCATACGCCAATTAGTAATATTAGGCGCATCATACCATGTGCAATAAGGACGAGTATCAGTAGCTTGCAAGTCAGCCATTGAGATGATATCCATCTCCGATTGAGGCAAATCCACCACTACCCCCACATGACCGTAAACCATAGCAAAAGTAGCTACCTGTTCCATGAAAGTGTGCATACTGTGACCCTGATAATCAGCGTCCTCAATAAAGGCACGATAAATCTCGTTTTCCGTGTTTCGGGCGATATTGGTTTCAATGCCAAAAATGAAGCTGGTGTAGATATCAATTATTGGGCGGCAGTAATTGATGTACGGACTGCGTTTCAACCGTGTATTATAATCCTCTTGGCTTTCCCGTGAATGGCGAAACAGGTTTTGGCTGGTAATGTATCGTCTGCCACCTACATAGGATTGCTCAAAGAAATCCCAATCGGTGCTGTACTTCTCGTAAATATCGTTATAATCTGCTATCTGTTCGTATGCCATCTAGTTCCACCCCATCGGTAAGAATATCACACTGTCCCTGTTCCGTTCTTCACCCCGTTTTGCTTCCAACAGGTATTCAAATTTGTCTTTTTCAACCAGCCTGTATATACAATAATCAGGATGCGTTATCACTGTCTTGGAAACGGTAAACAGCATATCATCGTAGCTGACCAGATCACGGTATTCCATATCCGTATCGCACTTTAACTGTATCATGCGTCCATAATGCGGGTCAACAATATCTTTCTCGACTATAGGTTCCTTCAAATCCCAAATGTAAAACGATTTCGGTATTCTCATTGGCATCCCTTCATATAAACCTGTCTATCAGCATTCCATAGCGTTGTGTGGCTTTCTCGTTAAGGACATCGCTGACCCGTTGCGTATCCATCAGCACGTTGGAACTCATTTGCGGCACCGTACCCACGGATGAAACTGTGCGGTGAACACTTTGCATGAATTCGGAATCGGCTCCAAAATGACTGCCCACCCCTTTCATCTTCAACATTACCGAAGGTGCGTTGGTAAGATTCTGCATTGCCGATGCCATTCGCCCTCACTTATACCCCCCTGAGATACGTCCAAGTCGGTTTCTTGTTCTGCCCGTGCATGATTGCTTCAACAGCATAACGCATAGCATCCATACCATGATCGTCACGCTTAACTGGATGATCCTTGGCTGTGTCACCCGATGTTGCCCACTCGTAACCCGACAATTCCTCTACGGTACTTTGAGGTCTCTTGCGCCTAATAGCCCCACTATCATCTTTCAGCTTCCAATCAGCTTCAACCAGTGCGTCCTTGCAGAAATAGATTTCATCATTGGCGATTTTCTCATATGTGTCCTGTACACCCTTACGCACATCCTTGATCGCTGACAGGGTTAAAATCCCATGCTTGGCGAGGAAAATACGGTCACTGGCATCATGGTCGCTGACGGTGAAATTAATCGGTTCGTCCTTGGGCTGATTTTCATGGATCATGCGACAAAAATCCTCTATGGAGATGTCCGAGAAATAGATTTCCCGATACAACACCATCCGGCTGGTTTCTGGATAATATCTCCACCATTGGCAGACATAGGGATTCAAGCCACCGAAATCCAAGCAACGGAAGTTAATATGCTCACCTGTAAACGGTTCATCAATAACGTGCTTGTCAGGATCAAAACAGTTGTAGATAACACCAGCGTAACCCACCCATTCCCCGTCAACTAATCGCCGTTTCATAATGCCCGACATTCTATTCAACCTAGCAATATATTCCTCTCCCAAATGAGGGTTTTCATAAGAGTTTGTTGTCACGCTGAACGCTTCGTCAGTGGGGCTTCTAAAAAACTTTTCATATAACCAATGCGTGGGGGAAGCGGGGTTGCAAGCGGCAAACATTTGCGGCTTCTGCACTATGGGTTGAGACAATCGTGTTTGGATCATATTCCAATCACCTTCCTCGAATTCATGCACCTCATCCAAGAATGCCGCCCCCAATTCCAAGCTACCGATTTTGGTTTCCTTGTCCATACCGAAAAAGATTATTTCGCTTCCGTTGTAGAATATCAGTTTCATATCCGATTTGCGGTACTTCTTAACGATACCCAATTCTTCATCCTCGATGGAACTCCAGCCAATGACATCCACCAACAAGGTACGCAAGGTTGTTTCCGCTAGGGTTGACCTTACTTTGCGGAACACTCCGCACCGAATACCAGCGTGTTCAATGGCTGTCTGGTACAACTTCTCCATCAAAGCTCGGCTCTTGCCAGCCCGTACTGCACCCGAATACAGGTTCTCCGCTTTCTCTGACCCCATGAATTGTTGCTGTTTGGGCAAGGCATTAAAAAACGGTTTCAACAGGGTCGGCACGTTGGCTATTTCGGGGAATCGGTATTCAAACAGGTTCAAGAGGCTTTACCTATGCTTTCGCAGATTGCGTTGGTGTTAGCCCATCCATCGCCATCGTCAAGTCGGAATCAAAGTTGAAACTGCAATCCAACAGGTCACGAAATTCTTTCCTTTGCCGTTGATGCAACTCGTTTCGGTGTTTTAGCTTATCCTCAACTTCCTCACGCCCCGCAACAAGGTACTCAGTTATTCCTATTTCGGCTCTTTCAAAGGTTGGGAGGCACTTATGGTCAAACAGCAGAAACACATCCGAACTGACAGCTTCATAAAACCTATTGGCAGGGGAGCAATAAAGCTGATGCGTCTTTTCATCTTCAATGTATATGGTGTTTTTGAATGCGCTGATGGTTTCCAGCAGATACGGCGGTCTCCCTTCAAAGAACTTGGCTTTGGGGTTGAGCCGAAAAAACTTCTTGGCATTGGGCTTGGATGAAGCTGAGATGTAAACGTCATAATCCACCCCTTCACCTAGATATTCCTCGAAATACTTTTCCCTGCCAGCACGGTACGCACCATAGTACATCAAACCTCCAAAAGTCTTGGGCGGCTGGTGGTCAAGCGGCTGGTAGGTCAAGGCGTTCCAATTGACGTACTTGTATTCGCTGGTCATGGTGCCGTCATCTTTGTCCATGTCATAGGCGCACCAGTAAGTCAGGTCGTCCATACATTTCTTCAACTGGCTGGGGATCCTAATGGCATAATCGTTTCCCGCCCAAATGAACCGTTTATTATTACGGCAGAGAGCAATGATTTCTTCCCGAAAATCACAGAACCCGAAATTACCGTTTATCAGGATAATGTAATCGTACTGCCGTTTGGGGTTACAGGCTTCCTTGCGGTCAATCATCACGCTTTCGGGGATGACGGTTTTCAAGTGGGTGGCGATACGGTTGCTGGCAATCAGCGAGGTCGGCGTTAACTTGGTAAAATTAACAATGGCATATTTCATGTCAGGCAATCCCCGCCCGTACTTTCCTGATAGCATCCGACTTAGCTTTCATTGACAAGTGGGGAGACGACCCCGCAAAAGGCAAGCCCTGCGGATCGTTTTGCCGCTCCTTTGCCAGCCCCATTGACCGTTGCCTGATTCTATCGAGTTCTTCCGATAACGGAAGGCATTGCCATAATTGTTCAAGGGCATAGAACACGATGCTGTAGCGATAGGCTTCAGTGGTAAACTTGACCATCGGCGTTACCCCGTGAATAATCTTTTGCCCGTCAAAGGTGACGGAAGAATGATTGGAGCATTCAAGGGCTACGCCATATTCGGGCAAGCACAAATAACCGCCCCCTACCTTGGACTTGAACACCACCATACAGGAATTGACATCTTTGAAGTTTCCAGCGTCCAAATGGTAACTGAGAGCTGTGGTATGATTGATAACCCCACTGGTAAAAGGCGTCCCCTCTATCTTCCAATCTGCAAGGATCTCTTGGGTTCTGGTCATATGGGATTGGTAAGTATCAGGGAATTCGTTGCGATACGTCTGGCTGGCTTGGGCGCAGAGCTTGAACAGTTCTGGCAACATCTCAGTGTATTCCCCATTAAAGGATGCAGAGGCGCAGAAATCGGTTCTCAAAGGATAACGGGGTCGATACCCGAAGATGCGGGACGTATGTTTCAAGCCCCCAATACGGACATCAGAACGGTAGTCGATGCGTTTCAATTCGGAAACAGGCAAGACAGGTTCATCCAACTGGTCATAGACTGCTACCAGTTCACCATCTTGGTCATACAGCTTGGTCGGCTCTTTCACCAGTTGTGAATAATCCTTACTGGTGGGAGGGCGGCGCATATACTGCTTTTTTTCCAGTTCCCTGTATTCAACCGTCAAGTCGTTCATGGTCTTTCTCATATAAATCCAGCATCTTCAGAAAGAGTTGGCTATTATCTCCCGCCCCTTCAGCTTCCCTAGCTCGGTCAAGGCGTTCCAGAAGTTCTGGGTATTCAGCTCCATCGAAATACAGTATCAGTTGCTTGACAGTCGTCTGAAACTCGGTAATATCAAAAGCACCGAGGTCATCCGTTGGACGGCTGTTAATCATGGGATCACCAAAGTCAGGATCGCCAATAAGCTCATCGACTTCAATGGAATCGAACCCCGAATCTCCCAAGTCAATATCAGGCAATCCGTTGAGTTCTGCCAGCAGTTCCGTCAGGTTACCATAATCCCATTCGCTGGTCTCCGAGGTGCGATTATCGGCAACACTGTATAGCTTGGCATCATTCTCTGTCATGTCAACGTAAATGATCGGCACCTGTTCCAGCCCTTGGTGCTGTGCGGCTTCCACCCTGCCATGCCCCGCTACTATCATGTTGTCACTTCGGCGCACGATAATGGGGTTTGTCCAGCCGAACCGCTTGATGGATCGCTCAATATCGTTTATGTTCCGTTCCGAATGGTCTCTTGGGTTGCCGACAAAAGGTTTCAATTCATCGGTGTCAATGTATTCAATTTTAAGAGGATTTTCCATTAGGTTGTCACCCTGTTGAGTATGTCGGTTTGCCCTTCAAATATACCGATTAGCTCTTTCAAGAATTCCCGTGCCTCCCGATATCCCATCATCACCTGTCTATACTCCAGAGCGTCAAGTGACTCCTGTCCGTTCAATTCCACTAATTTCTTCTGCGCCAACCCTTGGGCAACCTTGGCGATAGCGAAGTCCCTGTTGATAAAGTCGACCAACTCCCTATTGCGCTGTAATATAACGGCTCGTAAGGTATCTTTGGATCTTTCAACATCCCAATCCCGCACCCTGCGTTGCCAATTGTGATTTACTGACCATCGTTTGAATACGGTAGGGGTTCTTTTTTTGCCCGACACTTCATGGTCACGAAGTCTTTCCAGTGACCTTTCATCAGGCGTAGTATCCCTATAGACCTTGAAATATTCGTATGCCAGCGAGGTTTCGCCGTCTACCTGTTGACCAACTTCCTTATCACTCATATCGTTGTGTAGTAACATACTTGACGATACTTGTCAAGCAGACCGAAGGATTGATTCTTCATGCAATAGTTCCTGTACCTCTTTACTTGACCTTACCACCTTGTACATATGCCCTAATGCTTCACATTGGTGCTGATATGCCACTTGACTTGCCGTCTGCCTGTTTCGCCCCACCTTCACCTCCAAGTGTAGCGTTTTGCCCCCTTTAAGAAATATAAGGAAATCGGGCGAACCCGCTTTACCGAAGCGGATAAACGAATCGCCTACTTTGGTTGCCCCCGAATTATTCTTTATATAGATCAGGGCGGCAATCTTTTCATAGATTTTCAGCATATCTTCAATAGTGGATTGCAGTTGCGATTCCTTAATTTTAATTTTAATCATTATAACCTCACGGGAACGATGGGAACGGGAACCTTGCGAACTTCAACCATCAAATCCCGTACCAGTATATGCCGCCCCATAACTTGACTAAAATATTCGGCTATACTTTCAAGAATCTCAAATCGGGGATTGGCGATCTTTCCGCTTTCGATTTTGTTTACAGTGCTGATTGTCACCCCTACAGCTTCAGCCAAATGCTGTTGGGTCATGCGTTTCCCTAGATATTGTCGGGATCTCTGCCGCATCTGTTTCAATCTGAATTCCATTATTCAGTTTCGTTTCCTTTCTCAGTTTTATCCCTATAAAATTCCTCTACCCGCATCAGGCTATAATAAGGATCGGATTTCTTAAGGATAGTGACAAACTCTTTCATACAGTTGGCTTCAGTATAGAAATGCCTAAAATCACCATCTGCGGTGAAATAAAAGGCTCCATACTCAAAGGTTTTTGTTTTTCCTTGTTTTGTAGTGTCCAACAAATCTCCTTTTAGTAACGCCAGATTTCCATTTCCAGCTTCGGCGGCTGAGTTGTTTGTCAATACCTTCCTCTTTGATGTAAGCCACCAGAAACCGTTCTGGAATCCCCAAATCTTTAGCAATCTGGTCAACCGCTCCCCCATACCGCATCATGGTAAGGATACTTTCTTTATAGACTGAAACATTAGGTGAAGGCTGACCCTTTTTCCATCGCCCCATCTAATCATCCTCAGTGGCTTTCAGATAAGTTTCCAGATCCCGCCTATGCCATCCCCTGATAAATCCATTTTGAGACGTGCGTGTACGACCCCATGTATTTTGACTCTCAGGATTAGCTTCTTTTTTTGCCAGATAATCACTGAGCTTGAACCCGTATTTGCTACCTGCAAAAGCGTTATTAGCATGGAACATAAGGCTTTCACTGAAATATTCAAACGGAGTTACGTCAGCATTTTCCAAAGCGGCAATCGTTCCCCTGCCAGCGATGCCGTCAACGTCAATCCAGTTCTCAGGCGAATTGGGATTAGCACGGGTATTGACAGCCATTTGAAGGATCATGTCGCTTCCCCCTCGCCCAGTATTTACCTGCATATCAGCATATTGAAGGTGCAAGGCTGGAGGGTATCGGTCAAGGTTCATTTTCTCCCACAGATCCCTATAGAAATCTATGGCTTGCTGTTCGCTCATATCCCTCATATCTTCTTCACTGGCTTCCCTGCCAATAAACTCTGAAAAATTTTTCTGTGTGATCCCTTTGTTAGTTTGACCTCCTTTATCGTTGGCGTTATCCACGTATCCCCCTTCGTGCTGAAGTACCATAGAAACCCACGAATCAAAATCTGCCATTTTTATCCCCTTATGTAATTAGTGTTATCAGGCTTCTAACAGCATAATAAACCAGCCGTCCACATTGCCATCCAAAAAACAGGCACGCCCCGCCCCATGTCATCCCGAAGCTGATGACGACACCACCAAAGACTATTTCTTTAATAGTGAAAATACCATCTGTTCCCAGAATATGGTTTGTGCTGTTAGCATGACGCTGTTCTCGTTTGGGCAATCCTTCGTCCATAGCTTCTTCAGCCAAATTCCCCGAATACCCCATTGGTTTCCCCTTTGAATTGGTGATGATTAGCGGCAGGTCAGTAGTTATAAGCGTGTGGTTTATGTCAATTTCCCTGCCGCCTCTCATCAT